ATTTTCCGTCCTCATGCATACGCATGTGCATCTTGTGATGCTGATCGTAGTCGTAGGTCGAAATGCCATCACCGCCGAAGGATTTTGCATTTGCGTCCCCGCGACCTTTTGTGTGCCACCTGAGTACATGCCATCCGATTGAGTCACCGTGTTGATCAGGCACCCACTTCTTCTTGGGAGCATCACCAAACTGTGCATTGTTAAGATTCTCGGGCATGACTACCTCGCTTCGCAGATACACTTGCAGGTGTCAATGATACAGCAGCCGTACATAATTTCATGGTCACATAGACGACATTGCTTTTGTTCTTGGGCGCTCATGCTTCACCTATTACCTTAAACCCTTTACGGGACCTATGGATATTAGGATCATCTGTTTGCGTCTGTTCACTTGGATCTACTGGAGTAACTTTGTAGACAAGAGACTGTGTATCTCCCTCATGGCCTCCAGCAAAGTTTGCCGCAACATCTTTAGATGATGCTGCCCAAGCATGTCTACTTCCACGACCTTTAGGCTTAACGACATCTCCTGGTTTAAAAGTCACACCAGTTCCATGAAACAATATTGCTGACAAGTTATCTTGGGCGCTCATGCTTTAGTACTACTTGCTGTATTGGATGCATCTGATGGTGGGACCATCTGCATCGCTACATTGACGTATCTATCGCTAGGCATTATCTTGGCGCCAAATTGCGTGGTGGATAGATTGCTCACTTCTTACCGCCTTGAGAGTTCACGTAATCTTCTAGAGCGGATTGAATGTGATGGCTCTGAATCTTTGCGTGAGCCTTCTCTAAGTTAGGGACGTAGTTACCCACTCCCTTAACTACCTCTACAGATGCAACAGGTCCATGCTTTATCCCTAATGATGCAAGGACTGCACGACCCATATGATTTACATTGGGCGCATCAGGAACAGAGTCATGATGAATATTTAATACGTTGTATCCAGAGTAGCGACCTGTGTAAGATCCTAGACGGTGCTCAATGTGTGACTCACCAGAGTGGTCTACTTTTACAGCGTTAGGTGAGTAGCCTTTTTCCTTTGCCATATCTTGCATCATTGTGTGGCGCATGAAGGAGTGCTCTATATCCATTGGATTGCCAGCAGTTTCAGGGTCAGATTCTAATCTATGAAAAATTTCAGGAAATTGTTTAGGAGATAGATTGCTCACTTAACCACCTTGCGTTTTTCTACCAATTGATCAAAGTCTTTTATCTTTGTGCCGCCACCATATGTCCAGGCATACCCTTGGTCTATTAACTGCTGGTTAAGTGAGACGGTACTGCCGTCTAGGAATAGCCACCCTAGGATTCTTCCGTACTTCTCAGAAGAGTCTGGCTTCTCTGTCTTAATGACAACCTCTTTAGCCGCTGCAATTTCTTTTTTAAGTTTTTCTTTGACCTCGACTCCCAAGGCTTTCTCCTTCAGATCGGTTGTACGACTCTCAGGAGTATCAATACCCGCCAGGCGTACTCGTGAGGAGAAGGAGATATCAAAGCCCAGATCAATGTCAACGTCAATGGTATCGCCATCAACGATCTTGTTAACCTTCTTTACACGATACTCATACATTATCTACTCCTACGCTCATTTCTTCTTCCTCCACACCTTGACAACTTGGTCGGGCTTGTAATCTGTGATACCTGGAGACTTTGACCCACGTAACTTATGAGCCACGGTGAAGTTATCACCAATCATTCGTGCAGCGTGTACACGTACCTTTACTGATGGATCAAGATAATCACCTGGGGCGATATCTCGTGCTGCTACGTGTGCTGCTTCAAACTCTGCTGAACGACTCATTTGTTTCCCTTGGGCTTTTCATCGCCATAATAGTCACCGTAATTAAAGCCTGGAATTGCACCTTCTTTCCAAGGCCTAAATCGTGTTCTACCGTACTTCTCAGAGAACTTGTTTGCCAGGTGTGTTGATTCAGGCGCACTTGTCTTATCCCAATTTATCACTTTGTCTGGGTGCTTGTTGTACAGTGCATCCATAACCTTTGTGGCATGACCTTTACCGCCTTGATGACTTTGAAGAAACCGTACATAAATTTCGCTTCCCCAATTATTGTAGTGAACAGATGAAAGAGGCTCATCTGCATGATCGTGAAGATGGACGTACTCTTCGAATCCATTTTTCTCATGAACAATTTTTGGTTCGCCAAACTGCTTCTTTGACAAGTTTCTCATATGCTCCACCAAGTCTGTTCTTGTGGATTATCGATGATAAATTCTTTCCAGGCGCGATGCTGTTCATTGGTCTCATCCCAATTCACATCGTGCGTGCTAGAACCGCAATGTGGGCATAGATCGGCACCGACCATCTGGTACACGTGCACGCAGGTCATCCGTGCTCCACAGGAATTAACATGTTGGGGTCGATATCATAAGCGGCTGCCACTCTGTGGTGACCGTCTCCTAGAACACCGTCACCGAAGTGCTGGTTGCGAGAGACATATACGGGCTTAAATACCCCAGAGTTCTTTATGGAGTCATACAACCCAGTTGATTTAGCCGCATTTAACTTCTGATCCATAACTTGTTGCTCAATTACATGCTCAGGGGTAAGGCGTGTGTTGTGCATCTTGTCAAAGACCTTATTTGCCTCTACGTCTAGTAGTTTTCCATGGCGCAACTCTTTGGCTGTCTTGTACATGTCCAACTGTTGCCATTGACGTCCTAGATTGTCTTGGGCGCTCATCGGTAACCTGGGTCTGATTTAGCCTCATCAAGGTTTGCGTGATACTTAACAGGGAAAATGTGTTCTTTGAACTGCTCTGCAGACAATGCCACACGATGATGACCACCTAGTATCTGCTGCTTGTCAGATGGGTAACCTGGCTTATCTGCTACGTGGATCGCTCCAGGCATGCCAGATTGATTTGCTCGATCTGCAAGTGTGCTCTCACGTGAGATGCCGTACTTCTGTGGTTCTCCAAATGCAAAAGAGATTTCTCCGTGGCGTTTTAACCCTGTCTGCTTTGACTCTGTTAACTTGCGATCCCATAGTTCTGCATCGCTCTCTTTGCGCTCACCGTGGTCGTAGCGATTTGCTCTCTCATTGGGTGGAAGTCTAACTGTCCTCTTATCACCTTCAAGAGGGGCAAAATGCTCTTTGATCTCAGGTCCAGTCATGAACATAGGCTGATATCCAGCCTTCATCGCCTTACCTAAGTCTTTGGGTGGCTTCATTTTCCACGACCTCTGTCTGCTTGCTTCTGAATGCCGCGATTCTTTTCTACGTTGCGCTGCTTGGCACCGATCGCTGTCTTTCTTGCAAGGCCGACTAAATCGTGGAACTGTGCATTGTTAGAATCGATAAGCCCTGCAATGTGGGCTAAGTTCTTCTTGTTAGTCGAAACACCCATGTGGCCTAATCCAGCCAAGAACATGTTGGTGCCGATCTTCTTAGGGTGGTTACCTAACTCTGATGCAATCGATGCACGATGATCACCTGGTGTCTTTGGTAATCCTTCACCTTTGCGCTCAGGTGTGTTCACACCCGCTGCTGCTGGTGTAAGGAAGCCCTGGAACTGAGCGCCAGATACTAGCGTGGTATGTGGCTTTGGTCTGCTCGTCATGTGCTTATTGTTGCACTTAGGCTACTGCCTTGAGTTGTTACTGAGAAAAAATATTTTTGGGGACCTAGTGTTCTGATGCCCATAAAACCAGTGCGGTAATGATTGCAGCGATTACCACGATTACTAAGCCGATCATTCCTCGTTATCTTCTTTACAAGGGCACTTCGTGCTGCAGCAAGGCTCTGTCGCCATAGATAGAGGGGTTAGATCGCTCATTGTGTCTCCTTCTCGATGCCCTTAATCGTTGAACAAGGGTATTTGGTGCATCCGCTCATGCATCCCTCATAGAGAGCGTTCGGATCAAACGGCCTGTGCTCATTGGCTAGGCCTGCAAGATGCGGTGCTGAGGAATTTACTCTTCCCATCAACTCCTCATGTGGCGAGGAAGACCCAAATTGGGCTGGATTTAGGCTCATGTGGCGATTGATAGAGGGGTTAAGTCGCTCATTTTGTCTTTTTAGAGACCTTCCGAGCCCACTTAGTCCCGTCTTGGACCACTCCATCGTTATCTCCGTCTGTCGCCTCTTCTTTATAGCCTAATTGTCTATACGACTCATTAAGGGCCAATCTAAGGAGCACCTTCTCTTGTTCAAGTACAGCGACAATTCCAATAGATACAAGGATGTAACCAACGAATAACCAGTTTATAAGTGTCATGTGGCTATTTTGGCACCTTTTGGCTACTGTGTCGGTGCTTACAGAGTAAAAAATATTAGGATAGTATGGATCTATGGCTCCCATCGTCCACGGCGCAACTATTTCGGACTACTACCGCTGCAGAAAAGTAAATGAAGTGGCCTGTACTGAGTGCAAGGCTGCTGCGAGTGCTTATGAGAGAGGCCGTAGAAAGAAAAATCCAGCCAGGCATCGAGAATTAGACAAGGCCTGGAGAGATGCTAACGTTGAGAAGGCTAGAGAGATAGAGAAGAGATACAGAGATAGCCATCCAGAGGTCCAACGCCGCAAGAAGCGCCAGTATAGAGCCCGAAAGTATGGCTCTGAGACAGAGAAATACACCACACAGGACATCCTTGACCTTTACGGTTCTGATTGCCACATCTGTTTTGAGCCGATTGATTTAGAGGCATCCCGATCATGTGGGTCTGAGGGATGGGAAAAAAGCCTGCATCTAGACCACTTGATCCCTTTAATCAAGGGTGGAACCGATTTAAAGGACAACATCCGTCCTGCACACGCAAGTTGCAACATCCGCAAGCAAGCCACCCTTCTAGAGGGCCCTTCGGCTACTGCTTAACTAAAAAAGTCAATTGTTGGGTCTCCGACCTGGCCGAGCCATGGCACGCACTCGCTTAATGGTCGGGGGTCATTCAGTCAGTCGATCATGTTTACATCATCACCTGACTACTAATCAGGTGCGATGTTGTTAACACATGCGTTGTTATCAGGTTGTACCAATGATTCGATGACAACTTCGGTGACAATGCAACGATGCAACTTCGGCTACTGCATTCTGATCACGATTGCCTGTGTGCATACCACCAGCCTGTCAGTCACTTTCGCCACTATTAATCTGATAACTAGAACAGTTATCAATAGTTATGTGATGTCATGTGTATCAGGTAATCGATCTCTACTAACAGGTTGTACCAACACTCGGTACTAGATCACCAACCTAGTAATCAACTGGTGTATCTATCTCTCTCTTATTCTCTCTATCTAATCATCACTATCGTTGTTTTGTATCAGGGGTGCTATCGCCCCCCTGTGACCCCCCATACTGGAAAGGAACGCGCTCTAAGTATTCGATTGCTTTCTTCATCACTTCGACATCATCTTTTAATAAACCAATTCCACGATTACAGTTATTGCATAGATACCCACGCACTCGATTAGTTTTGTGATCGTGATCTACCGCTAACTTTTTTGTGATGTTCTCTTCATGTATTCCGCAGATCGCACACTTGTAATCTTGCTCTTCTTTCATCATCAATAAATCTTGGTAACTAATTCCAAATTGTCGTGGCAATCTCTTCATTCGCTTTCGTGACGATCGACAACTCATGCAAATCTTTCTGAAATAGCCATGACCTGTTTTCTCGTAACGATCGAGTGGTTTTTCAACTCGGCACTCTCGGCATTCACGCATCGGACTAATGTAATTGAACTTTCAACTATTCGCTCGAACTTACTTGCCACTAGCGATCTTGGCGAGTTACTTCGGTCGGTGTGACCCACGCAACACCCCACGCTCAAACTGGCAAGATCAGCCTCACGCTCAATCCCTCTCATTCGGCTTCTATAGGCTCTCTCAGGGCTTTACCCCCAGTACTGGAATAAGAACCCTATTCAGGGGGCGTTCGTTGCTCTGCGCCCATTCTATGGGGGGCAGTTTTCTGAGCCTGACACGCTCAGCCCCTCTTATCAGCGTGTACCAACTTGTCGGACAGATGTGGTTCAATTCTCTTAGTAGCGCACTCGATGTGTGACTTTCGATCTCAGAATCCTCTAGGGGCAGATTGAAAAATCATTCATAGTGAAAAAAGCGAATCGTTAAAACTGGTAACAGGCTTTAACAATAATTAAATAATAAATAAACATCGGTGATACCTGTAAGCCCAACCTGCGAAAGATTTCTCACAGTTTGACGAGACAGTACTTGGCGTGGAGTGACGATCAATTTATTTATTTATTTTTCATAGTGACTAAGAAACTGCGATTTATTTATTCGTCAGTATTTATTGCTTAATCAATTACAAACTTTTTTCGGTGTGTAATTGATTGAGTTACTAAGTAAATAGTTATCAAGGAATAAGCGGTGAATTGATAACAACGAATTAAAGAATCGATCTGATCATGCTTGCTACGGCGATGCGATTGTTCCAGTAAAACAATCAAGCGGTATTTCAAGGGCGCAGATTAACGATCAAGAAATTGATTGTGAATAGCAGTAGGGCTTAGGGAACGAAGTGCGGAGATCGTCATGTAACTAGTGACGGAATGTCTCTACTAGTGAGTGCAGGTGGTAATCAATCCAACCGATTGCACATTGAAACTAGTTACAACAAAAACGATCAGCACTTCTGCTTATGTGTTAATAGTGATCGATCATCATAAACAATCAGCGAATTGTCTTGATGATCGATCGCTATGAATACATAACTCGATGTATTCAATTCCACTAGTAACTACAAAAGGAAACGGAAAACAAAATGAAACAACAAACATTCACTACAAAAGAGGGCAAGGTAATTGCTCGCGGTCGCTTGACAGAGTTAACAACTGATCTTCTGCTTAACAACGGAACTCGCTTCTACTCAACTCAATCTGACAACTACAAACTCAACATAATTAACAAGGCGGTAAAGAAGTGACGATTATTCTTGATTGCGCTATCTGCGCTAAACCTTCAACTGATCTGTGGTTCGTAAAACTAAATGACAAACCTGCACTTATCTGTCGACTATGTAATGGAGAAACTAAATGACAACAACACGAACATCAAACACAAAGGCTGGCGATCTAATTGCCAGTCGCGTTGGCTTTACTGGTAACAACCTCTACGGCGTTGTGACTTCATTAGATGACCCTGCTTACGACTTCGGCGCACTTCCACAAGAGTTTCGAGATCAAATGCAATTAGATCGACCTGACTTCATTGTGTACTCGTATTCGACACCGATCGCTTGGCATTCTTATAGCGGTTGGTTTATGCCTAACTGCAAATACTCAGTAACAACATCAAAACATCAAAACTATGTACGAAGGGCGGTTGCATAACATGGGTCGACTACACGCAGAGGAATTAGCAAGCGGTGAGTTTGTTATTGATCTCGAACAACAATTAGCAATTCACTTCTCTAGTAATTGCTATCCACCCATACCTTCATTCATGATCGCCGTTGCTCAGGAAGCAATCAAGGCGGTTAACGCCGAGCAATACGATCTCGAAATTGAATTACCTGCTGGTGTTCAATTTCGTAACTCAACAACTGTTACTGCGATCAACGCGGTTGACTGCTTGTTTCTTGGTGCTTGGATTAACAGAGATGAGGATTACTAAATGACGATCTTTCTTATTGCAGTAATCGCTGGCGTTATCGGTGTACTGATCGAAAACTTATTTCACGAACTCTCACAAAAGAATCGGGGTATCTAGTGAGCCAATTCAATCTCGATGAACTCGGATTACTTCACACTATGGTTGAGGTGTCTTTAGAAAACGGATTAGAAAATGATGCACCTGCAAAAATCGTTGAGGTATTGCGATCTGTGCTTTCAAAACTACAACCGCTTATTGAAGCAGAGTGCAACATCTTCAATGAGTTTCAAGAGTTAACAACTCAACTCGATGATCTGCACCTTGCATCAAAGATCATTGTAAAAAATCCTGATGCAGTTACAACCGACTACCAAACAAACTAATCACCTAGAGAAACGGAACATCACATGACTACAGAAAACAAATCCCTATTCATTCCTACATTAGAAAAGACATCGCACTACATACCACGCACCTTTATTGGTGGCGTTACAGAAGATGCCATGTACGACTTCGCACTCGCTAACAACATGAACATTCTTATTGAGGGCGATGCTGGAACTGGTAAAACAACTTCGGCTCTTGCATACGCATCAAAGCGACACATGAACTTCTTCGCTGTTCCATGTAACTCTGCAATCGACTTCACACAACTAATCGGTGGCTTGTTCCCTGATGCTGACGGCAAACTAAAGTGGGTTGACGGCGCGATCACAAAGATCGTTCGTGAGGGTGGCTTGCTACTTATCAACGAACTCAACAATGCGCCAAAGAACTTGTCTCAGTACCTCATGTCACTACTTGATGATCGCCGTTCAATTACTCTCATGTCACATGACAACGAAGTAATTACTGCTCACCCTGATCTATTAGTGGTTGCAGATCAAAATCCAAATTACAGAGGAACTCAGTTACTCAATGAGGCGTGGAAAGATCGCTTCGAAGTTAAATTGCGATTTGATTACGACAACACTATTGAAAAGAAGATCATCACATCATCTTCTCTACTGGAACTTGCAAACGGAATGCGATCAACATCTCGCAGAGAAGATCACGCATCAGATCGTGGAACTATCTTCGAGACACCAGTATCACCACGCATTCTAAAAACTTTCGAGAAGTTAGCGAAGGGCTTGTCATTCGATTTTGCTTGCGATGTATTCGTAAACAACTTCTCTGATGAGGAACGCCCTGCGGTCAAGATGCTTCTTGAAGGAACTTCATACAACATTCGAGAAGAACTCGGACTCGATGCTGAAAAGATTACAACCGAACACGCAAACGCCTAAGGAGTAACAATGGATTACAACGATGCAGTCGCAGATTGGGAACTCGACATTCTCGGTGAGACTCGTGAGTCACTACGATCACAAGCGATCAAGGCAGAAGAGAAGAAGCAACGACTAGAACGATTCACACAATTTTTCGGTCGTGTTAATTCTGCATTCACTTTCCGCAAAGTGATTGTCAATGTGGAACATTCGACAATGGAAGCACCTGCTTGGTCAGGTGCATCAACTGTCACTTTCAACTCTCGTGTCATTGGTGACCTTAACGATGCAAAATCAATCGCTGGTGTTAAGGGGCTTGATCTTCACGAGATCAGTCACATCTTGTACACATCTCGTGAAGGTTCAGAACTCTTCGATTATGTACGCGATAACAATTACTTCATGGCGTATAACGCACTTGAAGATCAGAGAATTGAAACTCTCTTTACTGCAAAGTATCCGTCAACGATTGATTGGTTTACTGCCACGATCTTGATTCACTTCGTAGATAACAAAGAGGCATTCACTAACTCTTATGCGCTATTGCGTGGTCGTAGATACCTTCCTGTGGAGTTAAGAGCCCAGTCTCGTAACGCCTACCCTCATCAAGATCAGATCGATGAATTGTGTGCAGTAGTAGATCAATACCGCACTCTTCTCTTCCCTGCTGATACTGAAAAAGGAAAGGAATTGATTGCGCGATTCCATGATCTATTGCCAAAGAGTGACGGCACAGGCACAGGTACAGGTACAGGCACAGGTCATGGCGAGAGCGAGTCTCTGCGCCCTGCACAGGCTGGTGAAGAGGGCGATGTAATCGTTCGTATCAATGACCCATTCGGTCATGGCAAGCGACCACAAGAGGGCTTGGAGTCCTCTGCTGATTCACGACCTGAGCCACCACGAAAGCAACAAAAAGATCGTGATCGTTCACAACAACTAGACAAAGAAGATGATGCAGAACTGGCTGAAAAGTTAAAGTCAAAACCTGTAATCGATGTCGACATCAACGACATTGATTTTGGTGATGAAGATTCAGATCAGGATTCAGATCAAGATTCAGATCAACCTTCTAACTCTGCTGGTGATTCTGCTGGCGATCTAATCAACACATTGATTGAAGATTTACTAGAAAACATTCTTGATTCTAATGAAACTGAAATCAATAACATCTTGCGACAGATCGGTGGCTTACCTTCTCTTGCTACCAATAATTCAAGAGAGCCTGAGTCAAATGAGTTTCGTGATCTAACGCCTGATGCAAATACTTTCCAAGCATCGCTTTCTTTCGGTCGTGAATTAGAAAGATTGAAAGCATCATTCGACCCTGCATGGGATAAGTACGAGTCACAAGGTCGCTTGTCTGCACATCGCTACCTTCGTGGTGATGATCTTGATTCTGTATTCGATCAATGGAATGAGGGTCGTGAAGATGCGACTGAGATTGAATGCGTGATCTTGTTAGACAACTCAGGTTCAATGTCAGGTAGCAAAGCCTCTTCTGCTTACAAAGCCATGTACGCAATTAAGAAGGCACTTGATCGAGTAAATGCAAATACAACTGTTATCACTTTCAATGATCGTGCTAACACTCTCTATCGTGCAACTGATCGTGCAACTAGCACGATTCGTGATGCTGGTACTGGTGGCGGTACATCAGCAGATGAAGCGATTAAGTACGCAACTAAATTGCTTGCTGAAACTGAGAAGCCTGTTCGTATCTTCTTCGCAATTACTGACGGAGAGTGGTCGGGCAATCAAGATGTAAATCACGAAACAATTAAGCGCATGGCTCGTGCTGGTGTGCTTACTGCATTCGCGTACATTCCTGAAAGTGGAGAAACAGTAGAACCGCTTACAGATCAGAGATCGCACTATTGCGAGATCGCTTCTGTAATTCGTAATCCATTCGATCTTGTTTACATGGCGAAATCAATCGTGAAGTACGCGATCTCTCGCCGTCTCGTAAACAACTAACTGTCACTCTCTAGGTGACTCGGTGTGGTGCGTTACTCGTGGAAGGCTGGCGCACCACACCACTCAAAACAATTACAACTAAGGAGAATAAATAAATGAAATCAGCAGAACTCAAAGTAGGTATTAAGTACGGCGTTATTCCTTCATGGGATTATTCATCATCAGATAAGAAAGACCCGACAAAGGTTGGCAGACGAGCAGTCGCTAATGCGGAGTTAGTGTCACTAGAAAAATACGAGTACAAGGTGTATCGATCAGATAAATCTGATGATGCTCAATTCACACCAGCACCAAAGGGAAGTAGATCAGTCGGTTACATCGTCAAATCTTCTGATTGGGCTGGTAATACGCAAGGAGAGATTTACTGGATAGCAAGAGCGCAGGACATTGTTGCTGAGTATGCAACTCTTGAAACTCGTTGGACTACCGAAGAAGCCGAAGAGAAACTTCGTGAGGCTCAATGGAAGGCAGAGCGTGAAGCGAAAGAGCAACAAGAGCGCATAGAAAAAGATAATGCTCAACGATCTATTGATGCGGTCAAAGAGTCACTTCGATCAATTATTGGAAATCGTGCAGACAAACTCGATTTCGAGATTCGCAATCGCCGTCAAGAAAACGGAGATTACAAACTAAGCGGTGCTTGCACTATTGATGTACGCACTCTTCAATCACTAATCGAGAAGGTTCTCGAAGCGAGAGACATGGTGGCATAAATGAGTTACTTTTTAGATCGATTTATAGAGGTTCAAGATCGCTATTACAAGAACTATCAAGGTTCTCAGCACTACTCAACATGGTTGCGTAACAAGCGGTTCGATCACATTATTGAACTAAAGCAATTACCGAACACCTATCAAGAGGTTGAATACAAAGGTCATTCGATCATCGTGCAGGGCATTCACTATGTGTGGTGTGACATCTTCGATGTAAATGGACTTCCATTCACTCATTCACCTGAGTTTGCATCGGACATCGCAACTCGTGGTGATCTTCAATTCAATACAGTCTTTCTTGCATGGGCTTGGAGAGTCGGTGGCAAAGATTCAGACAAGGCGTTGAACTGGAATAGTGAGAATGCAGTTATCTGCGGTAATCATTCATCAGACAAGATCGAGAAAACAATCAAACTCGCAAAGAAGCGCATCGATCTTGAAGCAAAGATCGTTGCGGTTGCAGATCAATTAATCGCTATGGCTAACGAGCGAATGACTTACGCATCAAACATGAGTGACTTCACGCCATACAACGCAGTAATCAATGATGAAGTGTTTATTCAGGGTCATGGTCGACTTCGTAAGGGCATCATCGTTGAGACAACTGGTTCACGATTTATTGTTGCTTATGTAACACCTTCTAATCACAATGACCTGAAATACAAAACACTTCCACTTAGTCGCTTATACAGAAAGGTAGATGCGTGACAACTAAAAACAGAAAGTCTGCAAAAACTATTGAGCGAGAAAACTTTCTTGCTATTGGAGTCAAGGAATGCAAGAAGTGTGACAACCTCTATGTGCTAAGTGACTTTCGACCTGCTAAAACTAAGTCGGGAGTTACTGCGTATTGCAGACCTTGTGAAGATGCGTACAAAGTAGAGTGGCACTTGAAGCGCAGGGTTCAGATCAAAGAGTGGATTTACAACCACTTGAAATCTAACCCTTGCGTTGATTGTGGTGAGACAGATGTGCTTGCACTCGACTTCGACCATGTAAGAGGCGCACAAAAGCGATACAACATCGCTCACGCATTCATGCTAACTGGCATGACTGTAAAGAAGTTAGAAACTGAGATCGCAAAGTGTGATGTCAGATGCGGTAAGTGTCACCGAATAAGGACACACATGGCTAGTAAGTCATGGAAGTACAGAATGGCTATCGAAAAGGGAGATGCTTAATTGTTAACTGTTAGAGGTTGGATAGTGCTGGTTGTTATTCCAGTATTGATCTTGGTATCGCTATTTACTTATGCAACTCGTGATGTCTGCTATGTGGGCGAGAGTGGCAACTTCTTGGGCTATGGCTCATGTACTGAAATGATCGATAAAGTGATTAGAGATAAATAAATGACTGAAAGTATCTATTGGAAATCAGACATTGATTCCAACACAGTACTCATGCGGTGTTGTGATGAGATTCAGTTTGAGTATTACTGCACCACTTGTGGTGAAAAGGGTGGTTGCTATTACTGCGACTTTAATCCTGCTGAACCCTGCGAATGTATAGAGGAAGGTAAGTAAATGATTGCAACTGCAAAAGAAGCAGTAGAGATGCTTGAAAAAATGTACGCAACAGACATGAGTGAAGAACTCGTAATTACTTGGTGGGATTCAGCAGACTTTGAGGGTCGTGATCTCGATAAGGCGTTCAATGTCTGTGATGATGCACTCGATGTCTGTATCGGACACATCAGCGATACAGTCGCAGATTTTGTACCTGCAATAAGTGAAGGGGAAAACTAATGACTACATTCACAATAACTGCCGAAGTAGATCAACAATGGTTCGAGATACTCGGTCAGATCACAAGACACCAAGAGGGATTCGTATGGTGTGATGTAACAACAACTGATGATCGTGTATTGCGAACTGCATCAAACGGAACTCAATTCTTAGGAGATAACTAATGGGATACGCACAGATCATTCGTAGGGTAGAAGCCCACGAACTAACTAATTGCGATGATTGCGGTAATGACGAAGTTACTTCATCAGGTAAATACATAAATGATTCAAGCGACCAACCTGTCTTATGGTTCTGCTTTAACTGCGTTCAGAAAATAACTACAAAGTAACTTTATCGAGTAGGGGTCAACGCAGGGTTATTGGGAGTTTGTTCATTCTCCCTTCCTTACCTGCTAAGGGCGATCATGATCGGCTTCTATGATTGCCGTAGTCGTATCTGCCCCTACTCGATTTCACTAACCTAGAGAGGATTACAACATGGAAAATGCACCACTATTTACAGTAGAAGAAAAGAATCTGATACTCAATGCACGATTCGTACATCGTGAATCGTTGCAGAGCGTTGCTGATCGATTCGGTACAACTCGTAAACTAATTCGTCAAGTAGAAAGCAATTACATCAAAATAATGAAGGGGGAAATAAATGAGTGAACTATCATCACACCAAACTGATCTCATTAAATCAATCACGATCGCTAACGAGTTTCTAAAGATCGTTCGTGGATTCAAGGTTGATTCTGATCGCAAAGACAGTCTGCCTCAGGAGATCAAGGAGTATCTAGCCAATGAACATCTCAATACGATCATGGAAGATAAAGAGATCGAACCTGAAATGCTTATTTGGGGATTCCTGCACATGATCGAGATTCTCTTGAAGTATGCAGACTTAGACCCTGAGGACTTAACCAATGTCATGGACTCATTCGTGAAGTATGTAATAGAAAATCCTAATGAGTTTAAGGATAGGAGTAACGATGAAAACTGAGATCAAGAATGCACCATGTCAACAAGGCGTAGACCCTGAGTTATTCTTTCCTGACCCGACAGAGCATGAAAAGATTCGAGAAGCGAAATCAATCTGCGGTAAATGCGATTCGATCACAAAGAATAAGTGTCTGACATTCGCACTAGAAAACGGAGTGCAGTACGGCATCTTCGGTGGTCTAACAGATCACGAAAGACAATTACTACGCCGTAGAGAGAGCAGAAAGTATCGCCAGTATGTATCTGTGATTGGAGAGTACTAATGGAGTACGCAAAGAACCAAGTAGTAATCGAAGTACTGGGGGGCGTTGCAGAGGTTGTGCGATGCCCTAGTGACATCGATGTAATCATCATCGATCACGATAACGAGATGAACGGAGATCAATAATGGTTAATACATTCCTTCCATTTCCTGATTTCGTAGAGACTGCCAAAGCACTCGATTACAGGCGATTAGGCAAGCAACGAGTAGAGGCGTGGCAGATACTTCAAGCGTTGCGTGGTGAGACTAAGGGCTGGACTAATCACCCTGCTACAAAGATGTGGCGTGGTCATGAGCGACTTCTATGTGAATACGGAATCGCAATCTGCAAAGAATGGATTGATCGTGGTTACAAAGACACCATGCTCGATCGATTCGTTGCGGTGCATTCGTTACTACCTGAATGCGAAGTACCTGTGTGGTTGGGTGATTCGTCATTCCATGAATCTCATCAGAGCAACTTAAAACGCAAAGATGCAGATCACTACAACTTTAATGTTGAAAACGATCTTCCTTATTTATGGTTCGATCGAATGCTTGGCAACTTCAAAGTGTTTACGATTGGAAAAAAACCTAGTGAAACTAAACAGAAAACTGGTGCATCGAATTGAAGGACTGGCTCACTACTACCGACATCGCGCAACAAACAGGGCTAAAGATCGACACGATCTACACCTATCGAAAGCGAAGCACCCTTCCCGAACCCGATCACATGATCGGCAATCGACCGCTATGGAAGCAAGAAACAATCGATGAGTGGAACTCTTATCGAACAACTCAAATCGAAATGGAGAAATAAATGCTGGCAAATGTAATTGTTAGTAGTGCCAACACCGCATCAGAACATCTAATTGAGTTTCCAATGAACGGAAACATCTACACCGCTAAATTATTTATTGGTGAGTGGGGCGTTGATGTCGATTGGTTTATTGGTGAGGACTTTATTGCGATTGATGATCGCTGGAAGTTTCTGCCAACTGAATTGTTCGATCTTGATGATTCGGATTGGGAAGAGATTCTCTTTTCATGAGTACCTACAAAGTAACTTTTGTATGGACTCGATCGATCGAAGTCGAATGCGATTCGGAAGATCAAGCCAATCAACTCGGTGAACTCTGGCTATCCGAAGCAGTACCCCAGATAGCCCACGACACCGAGTGGGATAGCGAACTCGTTAAGTAACTCTTAGCCCTGATCTGGGGCGATTAGAGGTTACTTCAAGCACACATAAGCAGATTCCCTAAGCCCATAGTCACTATTTGCCCCTAGCCCCCGATCGGGCTAGGGGCTATTTTTTGCATTCGATGTTACTCACCAGTAACATTACTCAGCAGTAACATGAAGGGGGAAGATCATGGCTTATGTCGTAAAGCGTGGAGATAGATTTACTGGCTATTACCGAAAGGGCGGTAAACGCCTCTCAGCAGGTACATGGGATTCGACTATCGATGCCCTGTACCACGCCTCAAAAGCAGAGGCATCGGGTGTCAGCGAGCCTTCTAGGGCTGTATTTACCCTATCGACCTACATCGAGTCATGGCTTCCGACCGCCGATCTCATGCCGATCACTCGCAAGGGCTACCAGTCGATCATCGATCGCTATGTCCTGCCCACTCTCGGAGATCGCAAAGTAACTTCGATCGATCGGCGGGCAATTCAAGAGTTACTTCAAGCCCTGCGATCTCAGGGGGTCGGTTCAGCCACTCTCAATCAGGTCAAAGCATCACTAGGGTCTGCATTCTCCCAGTTAGTCGATACAGGAGAATTAACTCAGAACCCTACTCATGGAATTAAGATCAAGGCGAAATACTCTGACATCTCGAATGTCGTAGAGCCCGAAGAGTTTAAGGCGATCATTCAGCATCTACCGACCGAAGGGGCGCAGTTATTCGCCCGATTCTTAGTCGCATCAGGTTGCCGATTTGGGGAAGCCACAGAGATCAGGGTCAAAGACATCAACTTAAAGACAGGTGAGGTCTATGTCCAAAGGCGAGTCAGCGATCTAGGGTCAAGCCATACCAGCAGGTTTCTAGTCGTAGAAGCCACAAAGTCGGGTCATAAGCGAAGCCTTATGTTAAGCAAAGCCCTACTACAAGAGATTCAGGGCTATGTCAGAGCAAAAGCCCTATCAAAAGATGACCTACTGTTCCCAAGAACGATCATCTTAACAACAGGTAAACTAAAGACTTCTCGTGGAGAAATGTCTAAGCGACCATTCGCCCAAGACGGAAAACTGTTCCAGCATGGAACTCTGTACGCCTATACACATGGGCGTTGCCGATGTGAGGCTTGTAGAGAGTCGGTGCGAAAGCACAGGCAAAAGACAAAGCCATACCAAAAGCAGCAGGGCTTCATCGACCATACGAGTCACCTACCACGAGATGTGTGGAGAACTACATGGAACAAGGCAATAGCCAAGTCAGGCATCGGTTGGAGTCCTAGAACCCATGATCTCAGACACGCAAATGCTACTCAACTTCTAAAAAGTGGGGTAGATGTGCATGAGGTCAAGGAACGCTTGGGGCATCAGTCGATAAAGACGACAGAGCGATACCTACATCGCCTTCGTCACAACCAGTCAAAGGCATCAGAAAGTGTCAATGACTTTTTGGAGTGATGATGAAACTAACAAAAAGAGGCAAGATCGTATTCGGGTCATTGTTCACAATGATTTTCGTAGCAAGTGGGATAGTGGTACTGCCACCAGCCCTCAGCCCTACGCAAGCCGAAGCACAGATCGAGTTAAAGCAAAACCAAAAGCGATACCAAGAGAGAGCCCTAGCCAAGTACGAGAACGCAGACAGACTGACTAAAACACAGTTAGTCGACCTGCTTCACGCAGTTGGGTTCAAGGGAGAAGCCCTGCGCCATGCGTGGGCAATCGTCATGAAAGAATCTCGTGGCAACCCTCTCTCCCACAACGGCAACCGAGATACAGGAGACAACTCATTCGGGTTGTTTCAGATCAACATGGTTGACTCATTGGGGCAAGATCGTAGGGACAAGTTCAGTTTGGAGTACAACGCCCAACTGTTGAATCCTGTGGTCAACGCTCAGATTGCTTATCACATGAGCAAGCGAGGCGAGAACTGGGTAGCATGGAAAGGTGTCAACAATCCAGTAGTAAAGGGTTGGCTGAAGCAGTTCCCTGAAGCCCAAGCAAAAGCACTAGGAAAGACAGAGTAAGCAATAGGAGAAGCCCCGTCAGAAATGGCGGGGCTATCTTCGAAGTAACTCTACCTGGCAGCCAGGTGGAGTTAGTTAGTTAGGGGGCATAATGGCATTTCACAATCAAGACTGGCAGTCAGACCAGTCAATAAACAAGCCCAAGAAGGCAGAGCCATACCAGAAGCAAGAGCAGTTTAACAAGACATACCAGAAGCCACACCAGAAGGACAAGTGGGTTCAAGACGAGTTGCCCTTCAATGATAAGCCTTGGAGAGAGACACCTCTTACTGATACTGAGATAGAAGAACTCTTTTGGCGCAAATTAGTTCAGTTAGGTTGGAGATGGCAGACATACGGCGATCAATTAGATAGAAAGAACATCGTGTTGCCATGTCCCTACTGCAACTTAGTTATTGATATCCACACCATAATCACAGAGTCAAATACCAAGAAGATGCAAGACAAGTATTACTGCGAACAAATCTTAAGGAAGCACAAGGGCGTAGAGTGCAAAGCCCTACCAAAAGACTAAGGTAATGGAATCAAGAAAGCCCAAAGGCTATTGCGATAAGTGCGGTAGTTGGGCAATAGACAGACAACCTGTGATCTTTATGGGAGAAGAAGAACTGTGGTGCAAAGAGTGCAGATAAACAAAAAGCCCTACCAAAAGGCAGGGCTTTCGGTTTGTATTGCTAGATTACTTAGGCTGATTGTCAGTTATTAACTTTACTTCGCAAGCATCAGTGGTGCAGTAAGCCTCACCAATAGCATCAGCAGCCATACCAGCATAGACTCCAGAGAAGTCAATAGGGAACAGTTGCATAACGCCCTTCTCTTCATACTCCTGCTCAGTGATTTGTGTATACGGCATCTGAGGGTAGACATGGTTACCACTAGGTAAGAATGAGACAGTCTTAAGTTGACCATCGTACATATGCAAAGCCGTACCAATAGCCAAAGACTCTGTCTCTGGATCAAATGAGATAGTTACAGATACAGAGTTATCTGACCAGTAGCGTTGAGCAGTAGCAGCAAGTGCCATCTTCTCGTAGATACTTACATCCTTCTCACTTCTCTTTGCCTCTGACTTGATTGGGAAGAAGACAACCGAAGTCGTATCAGGAGACTCACTTGCTGGTTCTACTCTGTAGTTAGCAAGTTTAAATAGTGGAAGCATTGGATCGTTATTTGCAAAACGAATTGCACGATTGAAGTACTGGCCACCAACAGTCCAGTGAACTCCTGGAGATTCTCCAGCAAGGATTGACACTGTTCCTGATGGCTTGACTGTGGTCATCTTGATTGACTCACGGATACCAAGCCACTCTGAGTAGTTGGTGTCGTATGACTTGATGATCTTGTAGCCTTCATCCATCCACTGACGCAGAACTGGGAGTCCCTTGTTATCTGCAAAGTTTGCAACACCAGAGACCGATGTTCCTATGCGACGATTTCGTTGCATGATTGCGTTGGTCTCTTCCCAGTGAGTTGGAAGTAGTGTCACAGTCTTTGCATACAGGTAAGCAAACTTTAATGTGCGCTTGAAATCATCGAGATCTGTGTGGCGGTTCAAGTAAGTCTCTACCAATGTGCAGCACTCGTATGACTCTAGTGACTGCTCGGCACATGGGTTGTACCCTGCGATACGCCAGTCCTTGTTGTTGATTGGATCTGCAAGGCGACCATACTGCTTAGAGATGTCCATCCAGATAACTCCTGGCTCACCGTTTCGAGCAATACCCTCGATAATCTTGTCTAAGTCATCGCCCACATTAACAGCAACGGAGTTGTTAGACATCCAACCATGAGTCATACGTTCTGGATACTTCTCGTAGTTCTTAAGGTTCAAGAACTCCTCATCATCAATGCGACCGATAAGTAGTTCAGCAGAACGACGGACGTTGCCAGAGACCACGCATACACCGATCATGTTGCCGATATCTGCGATGTCACGACGGGTTAACTTCTGACCAGCACGATCCTTGAATAGTTCACGGATGTACTGGTGCAGTTTGATTAGTGGGTCTGCTCCTGCTGCTGTTCCACCAAAGGTACGGATTGGTTCACCTGCTGGACGAATCGCCTCGTAATTAAATGTTGGAGACTTCGTATCTGGCTTGAGGTAGGCATTGATGAGGGCGGCTGTTGCTTCGACCCAACCCTCTCGTGTATCTGGGATGTCATAGGTATAATCGCCTTGTGGTGCATAAATGTTGAACTCCTTATCTGCTCCCTTGTCATCAAAGCCAACGCCCACTCCGAGCATTGATGCCTCCATGAGAAATGCAAATGGTTTGGCTGGGTCTGTCTTGACCATCGATCCAGTTGAAACGAAGGCGCAGTTCTGTAATGCTGCTGAGTTGCGTTGCTCATTAACTAACGGAGTTCCCATGACCCAGAGACCTCGTCCAGGAGGAGTCCACTTCAAGTTCCATAAGCGATCGAATGCCTCTTTGGCTGAGGCGGCTGCCTTCGCATCTGACCACGGCAAGCGATTGGTCTTTGCGTGATCTTTCTGTAGTGAGTACATGCCGTTGATGACTCGCTCACATACATCGACCCATGTCTCCTTCGTACCATCTGCCTTGAGGCGAGAATAGGTACGTAAAAAGGTTATCTCTCCAACCGAGTTCCCCGCTGCATCTTGATAACCAAACGGCGCCTTCTTTGGGCGGTAAGGTCCGATGAAGTCCTCAGTAAGTTTGAAAGATAATGTTGTCATAATTCCTACCATTTCTATAAATGTCTAAATACCCCTCAGTGGGTTGCTTAGTATTGCGCTTGGAAACCTATCATGTATATGTTAACTTTGCGAAGTACTCTCGCCAAAAGAAAATGGTCAACTACGGATGAGATATGTTTCACACCCTATTAACTGCTGTTATCAGATAAGTTATTCTTCGATTGATTCAGAGATAATCTTTGTCACTGTATCTTCTCTGAGTGCCTCTGGCAACTCACGCAGTGCCTGAGCACGATCTCCGAAGATGGCAGAGAGAACTCCACCAGAAGATTGACGGCTTGCGGTGATCTGAATGAACTCCTTGTTCGAGTCCATGTCGTTAACATTGCCAACTAATTTAAGGAGGCGATCGATCTCTTGAGATAGGTTTGGATCTGCGTATCCGCCATTCATTTCCTCAGCAAAACGCATAAAAGCAACTCTCTGCCCCTGCATTTCGATAATTGCTGTTAGTAATGACTTGAGTTGGTCTTTAGTCTTTACCTCTACTGGAAGATTAAATGCACAAGTATTTTGCGGCTTAAACGCTGGGCAGTTAGATGCAACGAAGCAGGTATCGCATTGGCGAAGAGAGGTCTGCTGCGTCTGAACGACAGGGACATCCATCAAGACGTCTTTGCCATCATCATCAGTCTCGACTATAGTCTTCATTTTGAACCCGAAGACAGGCAAGTTTGTCATCTCTTCAGGGGCTCTTTCTACTGCTCCACTGCGCTCCACTTTCCCCCTATCTGCTCCACTGTTATCAGACGTGGACAGGTCTAATCCCATCAACCCCGTCATGAACTCATCGCTATTATCAGATAAGTTCTTGTCGTTACCCCCATCAATAATGTGGAAGTTGGGTGATTTCTTGTCCATGGATTCCTCTAATTTCTTGTATGACCAGACTGCTACTCTAGTGGCTTCAAGGGTACTATCTTTGACAAACTCTAAATAGTCTAGCCCAGCCTTGTCTACGATGTTCTTGTAGCGAGGTCGTGCCTGATCCTTCATCTTCTTTGGGTAACGTACTAGACGTGCACCATCCCAGATGATCGTCTCACCTCTGCGCATGGGTGATAGCCATGACAATGTGCTGGCTGTGACAAATGGTATGGATCTTAAGTTGTCTGGCTTGGCACATCCGAGGGCGTGGTAGTTGACCTTGAACTGGTTAGAGTAGGTCCTTGTTAAGGCGGCCAAGTTAGTTACTGACTCAATCTCATCATTGGGAATTGCCACATTGTGGAAGTTCCTTGACATCTCTGCCAACTTACTCTGTCCATACTCTTCATGCCATATGACCCATAGTTTAGGATCGTTACTGAAGAAAGAACGCTGTTGCTCTATCCATTCAAGGCCGAGTATTTGTGAATCAAACTCAAGGAATCCTTCAGCGCGATCCGCGTTGTTGACAAGGAACTCCTGATAGTCAGCGGCCAAGTCAATGAGTTCCTCACGAGATAAGCCAGCCTTGTCAGCCTGTGATGCCCCTGATTCGATGTAGACCTTGGTCTCTGGATCGAAGTGCTCGCTTATAAGCCAAATCTTAGTCTTGGGAAGACCACGCTTACGAAGACCCCAAAAGTTGAGTCCCATCGACTCAACCTTTTGACCTTCTAGCAGGGTGCGGTTGGAACCAACCTCAACACCTGAGAAGATAAGTTTAGTCATCCCAGAACTCTAATTCCTTGGGGTTAGCCGCATCCTTAGACTTAGCCACGTTAACTCTGTTGATGGAGTTTTCAATCTCAGACCACTGACGAACTTTCTTAGGGGCATCAGGACGACGTTCAACAGCCAAATAACCTGGGTTCATAAACATAACTGCAGGGATACCCTGCTCTTCAAATACCCATGCACACATGGCTGGATCTGCATCTACATACATCTCAATAGGAGCACGAGAGCGACTCATAATAAACTGTCGTTTCTTCAGATCTTCGCCTTCTAAGTGGTAAGAGTAGTCAATCAGGTCATCGTAGTTGATGATTCCGTGGGAGTGGAGCCAGTGCTCTGCATCATCTTTCTTACGAGAGGTTCTGATAGCCACTCTGTTGTTGATGTTCAAAGCGTAGTAAAGCATAACTCCTGCTCTGATTGGATCGCCTGAATCAGAACTAAGTACGCCGTCGAGGGATAGCATTACATTCATTTATACTCCAAATAATTGTTAGAACTTTTACTGCGGTGTCTTGTAGGTTGCTGCTCTCCTAATTAGTGTTTGTGTATCTGGTAGGTCAATTCCGTACGTCTCTTCTGCTTGCTTGTCCTTGTACTCTTTCCAGTAATCGTGCATCTGTCGAAGCGCTGGTACTGTTCCGTATTTCTTACCTGCTTGCCAGCGGTAATTGTATACATCTGCATACCCACCACCACTAGGGCTGAAAGCATAGCGACGACTGTGGTGTATGTCTTCAAATAACATAGAACCATGCATCAGCAGTTGTTGTACTCGGAACTCTGCATTACGACGTGCTGCATCATTCTGAGCACCTTTTAGGTCTGCTAATGCACTTGAGTAACGCATAACAACGTCAGATGCACTCTGTAGATCACGTTGTGCAGCCTTCTCACCCACTGGATTGATAGGTGCAGATTGTTTTTCTGGAAAGACTGTCCAGTCGTTATGAGTTAAGTCGTATGCAGCATAAGGATTGATAGTACGAATATCTGTAGCACCAGGATTGACATAGAAAGTTACTTCAAAGCCGTTCCAGTCTTTTGTATCTGGCTGTAGTTGCTCACGAAAATCTTCATTGAGCATCTTGCTAATCTCTGTGTCACCAAGGCCGTTGTATTCTGGATGAGCCTTACGGAACTGAATATAGTCAACGCCGATTAAGACATCTAGGTCTCCTGGCTCACGAGCAGCAGACCACTGGTAAGAGACTGCAGAACCTGCAAGCCATACTCGTGTCCATAGATCAGGATGACGATAGGTCTCGTTTAAAAAGCCAAACAACACCTGCAGAAGCCCATTACGAACCCAGCCCTTCAGCATTGTTCCAGAGAACAGTTCGGGATCTAGAGTATCTTCTGGTTGGGAGAAGTACGATGTCGGTAGAGCCTGTATGGATACAGGTCCAACATAACGGTCTAATCCATCAGGGCGATTCATACCCTTAGTTTAGGTGGTTATTCTGCTTGGCGGTTTGCTAAAGCCTCAGCAATGCGTACTTTTGCAACTTCTTCTGCTGTTGGTGGCATTAACTTGGCAAGAACAGACTTAGATACACGGTCAGCCAGTAGTTGTGACTCGATATCAGCAACTAACTCCTTACAGCATCCAAAGATATCGTAGGTAGTTGCTTGTCGTGCAACTGTTTCACTGGCAGGAAACACATGAGTAGACAATGTTCCGTCCTCGTTAATGACTATACTAAATCCTGCTTGAATTTTATCTTCTTCCATTATTTCATTCCTAACAGTTTTTGTTTGCGTTCTGCAACTCCGATTGCTACTGGACAAAAATCACAGAGATAGGTCTTTTGACCTGGGGTGTCTTTATACTTTCCCATACCTTCTTTGATACGATCTTTTTCAGTTTTAGGAATAAGCATTAAGTCGTTCTTGTGCCAATCTGAACAACCATCTTTTGGCTGATTATGTTTTTTATAGCAAGACATAGCGTCTTCCATAAAGGTAGAACGTGAGTCATAGAAAGTATCATCAATTGCGGCTAGACCCATTGATCCACCACCTTTTATCTGGCTGATGATCTCTCGTTTGGACTCATTGTGTGCCCATGCACGAAGAGGCAAAACAAATAACTTACCCTTGTGTGGTTCTCCAGAAGGAAATACGTGAGACTCAACTGCAACAGCAAGGAGGTGGTCTAACTCTGGCTCACCATCGTATGGTGGCAATTCATCGAGTGATTGGCAGACAAGACAGTAGAGCAACCGAAACATTGGCTCTTGGTCTTTAGGTTTTTCTCCCAGAATTGGTACGTTACTCATTGTGCTCCTTGTAGTAGTCCGATTATCCTAACAGATTATTTATCCTTAGGTGCGTTTGGGTTGTTGTCGTATTCAGGAAGAGCCCATCCACCCATAGGCTTCATGTGTTTTTTTAACTCTGATCCATGAGGTCGACCTGATCTGTACCCCTTGGGATCTAACCAACGAACATCTGCACTATGGCTGAAGTTCTCTTTAGCATCGTAAAAGTTTACTTTGCGCTTAGGAACAGACTCCCCTACAGCACGATTTTTTGACTTACCGCCTATGCGACGGTCATTGAACAGATTGTGCGGTTGTTTACGCTCAAACTCACCAGGGTCTGGTGCTCCTACGGCTGTTCTCATGATTATTCCTTAGAAACCTAAATTACTAGCGCAAGGTTCACAGACACGGCCTTGACCTGCATAATCTTGCGCACCTTTTTTACCGCAACTGTCACAGTTCCACTTTGGGTTGTCTCTTCCTGTAACAGTTTCATTTTCCCAAGTCTTCATCGCACTCTTAGATAGAGGAGTGTGAGGACTCTTTCTGCGGTCGTTAAATTCCATGATTACTTACCTGGGTTTACCTTATTTGGGTATTCAGAAGTTGCAAATCCATAACCATAGAATGGATGTAGTGATTGGCGGTTTGCAATAGTTGCTGATGACTCAGTTCCTACCTCTGTATCTGGGCGAACTTTGCGGTACTTACCGTCTGTTGCGCCTTCTTCTAATCCTGCGTTCATTGAACGTGATGAGTTAACTGTCATTATGCCATCTTACCTTTCACTCGTGTTGCATTGCGTTGTGTGACGCAAGAGAGGCAATGACCTCTATTTGCCATAAATTCTACAGGGTTCATAACTACTCCACAGGTTGGACATGGAGCAGATCCGTTGTAACGGGTTGCGTTCTCAGCAATCTGACGAGCCTGCAACTCCATTGACATCATGCCATCACCATCCATTATGTGGTCCCCAATCCGTTACGTTCTGCTGCTTGGTAACCAGCAACTCCACCAGAGAACCAAGAGATACGAGGTTCAGTGTAGTTTCTATCTACCGTTACGATGTCATCAATTCCAGGTTGTTTTCTCTCGTATCCATAGCGTTCTGGAAAGAGTTGGATCTGTGGCAGAGGTGGTCGAACCATAGCCTGAATATCTGCTCCAGGAATGTTCATAACCATAAGAGCCTGTGAAGTTAGGCGCTCTGCATTCGTTGACCATGGGCCGTTGTATTGGTAACGTTTTGCCACCTGATCAGGTTTGATCGGTGCACGCCAAGGCTTGGTGTGGTCGTAAACTCCATCAACATGTTGTGTCATCCGATTGCACCTCTGTGTTGAACCCAGGTAGTTGCTTGAACTTTGTGTGGCAAATCAACACCTAGTTCTCCAGCAGCAGTCTGATACGCATGTGCAAAGTGCTTGTAGCGACCCATTGAACTTAACCCAAGATCTTCTGACATCGGTGTGTGACCACTTGGGCCTTCAGTAATGTTACGTTTTGCTTTACCGCCACCTGCACCAACAAATGGATTACCAACCGCAATGTCATATGCATGTCGATCAATTGTTACTGGTAGTGGATTACTTGGATCATGAATATTATGGAAGAAGTTAGTTACTTTGTTTCCACCAAGAACTTTTTCAGGATCTTCTCCTGAGTGAATTCTACGAGCCTTCTCTACATTTGCTGGAAGAAGTGCGCTTGCAACATTCCCTGTTTTAATTAGTTCATGTGATTCGGCAACATTTCTTTCCCAGTTATTTAAAGGAGACAGTGCTGCAATAATTCCTGCACCCTTACGTGGGTCTCCACCGCCAACACGGTTGGCTTCATCATGCGCTTTGCTGTACCACTCATGACCGCCCTTTAACATCTCATCTGGTGCTTGCTTGTACTTACCAATAATGTTTTCTACATGTCCCTTAAATTGAGACTCTGCTAGGTTCTTATCCCAGCGACCGTGTGGGTCTACACCAAATTTAGCCATGTTAGTTCCACGCTGGTCTCAAGTAAGCAAGCATTGCTTGACGACGTGCGTTGATCTCTCCTGGTTGATTAGCCTGTGTATTGGTCTTACCATCGTTGACGAGGTGAGGAGCAGGAGTAAGGTGAGTCTGTGGGGCAGATCGAGGCATCATGTATGACACTGCGCCATCTCGATTAACAAGAGTCGCTTTCATCTGACGGACTAGACCCATATCAGGGTTGAACTCTTCAGGCCAGTAGTACATAGATGGCTCAATACGCTCACCCTTGTGTACACCACGCTGATATGACTTCTGGTTAACGCGGTTCTTGATGCTATCCAACAAACGGTCATCACGACGTGAGCGGATAGTACCGAGGTAGCCATCTGGGTATTCCGCAGATGGAACTCTTCCGACACCAATACGGAGTGAATCCATAGTGTCACGGGCTACAGGAGTACCTGCACCACCTTGATTGTTGTACCCAGCAAGACCACCGCCACCTAGCGACTGCCAGTTCTGCGATGGTGAAAAGTTATTGTATCCGCCAGCCATTATCGGTTCTTCTCTCGTGGCTTTTTCTTAAGATTAGGAACGTTCTCGTAAGTCTGGACGTTGTACATGGCGTCCTCCTTACGTTCTTCCATCTTCTTTGTGGCTTCTTTTTTGCTTGTGTAAACACGAGAAGCATCTAGTTGAACACCGCTCTTTGGCTTACTTGGATCTACCCATGAGCCGATGTTTACATTTTTATCTTTAGTTCCCATGCGTACTTTTTCTGAGAACTTAGAAACTTCATTTGCGCTAATTTTAGGGTCTTTACTTCCTGTGTTAACTTTCTTAGTGTTAATACGGCGACCTTGTACATCGCGTTCTCCACCAACTGCATATCCAACTGCTGGTTGCTCATCGGTAGTAACTCCAGTGCGAACGTTCATTGTGAGTCCACGATCACTTACTGGCTTAGCATTTGTGCGTGCTGCAAATTCGACTGCACTCAACGCAGGGTGAACCCCAGCAGGTCGAGTTAATTTTTCTGAACGAATTACAGGACGCTTTCTAGCCATTAGTTACGACCCATACCCTTGTCGGATTGTGGAAGAGACGGTGACGCTGCTGTATCATCCCAGTTAAAAGTTGTTCCTCTTGTTTTTGAGGAGTACGCCTGAGGCCCACTTCTACCAAGAGAGTTACTACGCCATGCAGTTGCTTGTGCAGCACTACCAGTTGTAGCCTTGCTTAACGACAAAGGAGCAGTTATGTCAGGTGTTACTGGAGTAAACTGACTCGAAGATAATGAGTCACTCATAACTAGTAAGCGCTGTCTGCGCCGCTATTAAAGTTAGGTGTCTGCTTACCAGCAACTGAAGGAATGATTCTTGCATTTGCCATTGTTGCTGCTGCTTCGATGTTAATCGGTGCAGGCATCTTTGCAGTAATACGGTGCTGTGCACCCTTACGCTCAACATTTTGGCGATTTGCTTTGTTCATAATTGTTGGATCGCCAGCCTGTGTGTTCTTCTTAGGCATTAACTTTCCAGCAACTGGAGTTGCACTCGGTGCAGTAAAGCCACCTGCTGCGCTACCCATGTATGCTCGTGCGCCTGATGCCACAATCTGCTCTGGTGTTAGGTTGTTTTTCATTCTCTTACCTACCGATTCATGATGGTTTGAAGGTGCGCCCATGCGACGACGCATTGCGTGACCCATATCTGTCCAATTGGCCATGTTGACTCCTTAATCTTGATCTAAGGATAAGGCTGTTTTAGTTGGCTGTAATGGCAAAGACAATCGCAGAGATTTCACCGTCACGAGATTCGATTGTGGTAAATCCTGGAATACATGATAAATCCATACCTCGTGGGGCTACATAGCCTCTAGCGATTGCAATTGCTTTTACCGCTTGGTTTACCGCTCCTGCACCTACGGCACGAAGTTTTACTTCTTTTTTATCGTAGATTGCGTGGGCAATTGCTGAGGCGACGCTTTGAGGGTTGGAAGATGCGCTGACACGTAAGAACGGCTCTTCAGCAGAGATTGGTGATGTTGATTCTGTCACAGTTATTAGTCCTTTGGTTCGATGTGGTGTGCCGCTCCTGGACTAAATGGTACGGCTAAAGTCTGGCTTGGTCTCTGTATTTGGGGTCTTCAATTTGTTTGGCTACTGCTTCTTCAATTTTATCAATCGCAGTTTTTCCAGCAAGCCTTCCTAGAGCGTAGGCGTCTGCGGCGTTATCATCGTTGAACTCAATGCCCCAACGCTTGTATATTTGCATCAACATCTCTTGTTTTTTGGCGTTTCCTTTACCTGTTGCGTACTTCTTCAATGTCATTGGTGGAACTTTCAAGGGGTAACGACAGTTTTCGTCTTCACCGAAGTAATCGTAAATTGCCATCTTAACTACAGCAGCCAACTCACCAAGTACTAATGCTGCATGACTGGCAAGGACTGACCCCTCCATGGCAATGTCTACAATGCCGTGATCTTCAGAGACATAGTCGAGTGTGTCAATCAACCACTGACGAATGTCTACAAGACGTTCAATTCCAAAATAAGGAGACTTGTATACCCAAGTAATGTGTTTTTCAGGTTCCGCAATACTTACTGCAGATAAAGCAAACCCAGTTAAAGATTGGTCAATACCAATAGCAATAAGTGCTTGGTCTTTGGTTAACCCACCATCAAATAATTTACTTGGCATTTACAAGGGCCATTCGTCTGCGAACTAGTTCTCGCAAATCGTCTAACGTACCCTCGTTCTTTAAAATCATGTCTACTTTGTATCCGTCTAATTCGTGCTCTGATACATGGTCATTTACTGCTTCTACTCCTGGTCGTTTAATTCGCCAAACTTGTCCACCGTCTAACTTTAGAGTGTCTGCTTCATTAGAAAACCGAACATCAGTTACTACTATGTTGGAATCAAGTTCCATAGAAGACATTGCTTGATGGACCCAAAACATATCACCAAAAAGAAGACGTGCTCCAACTCCTACATTCTGCAGCATCTCCCGTACTTGCGTACGTCGTTTTACTTCATCCCACCCATAGGCGTCTACCAATGGCTTTAAATGATAGTGAGTATCAACTGTCGGGTTCATCTCGTAAAGAAGTTCACGTATTTTGTCTGCAAAAGCAACACGAGTAAACCCATAGTCTTCAACAAGAATTTTTGCTACCTCATCCTTTCCAGAACGAGCATAACCAGAGAGTCCAATAATCATGTAACAAACTTGTCCTTTCGTCCCGTTCTAACGTCATTAGTTCTACGAGTAATTTCTCTAGATACCAACGCCACATCACGTTCAAAGTTGTTGTAAACAACTTCTAGCATCTTGCGGTACGCATAAGCATTCATATATTTTTCTTCAAGGGCTATAAACTCTGGATCAGACATAACCTGAGCCTTCATCATTGTCACTCGTTCGCCCTTAACCTTACTGGTGTCTTTCATAATTAACAACTTTGCTTCCAGCATGTCTCGGCGTTTTTCTAACACTTTCTCATCAACTTGTGAGGCTGCTAACTGCCCTGCAACAAAGTTAGACCACGCTGTTAAACGGGTGAACAACGCACTGAGTTCGTCGCTCTCCAGAAGAGAGATGTCTTTAGGCATAGGTGGTTGTTTATCTTGCTCAGGCCACAGGTTGATATTCTGCGCCTTCATCTTATCGACAGCCTGCTTTGAGCCATCACCTAGGTTTAGCATTACTCCTCAATCTGGTTGCATTGCTTGCAACCTTCCTCGCTTACATTACACAGAGGCATTACTTTATCCTCAACTGCTTTAATAATTTTTTCTGCTTTAAAGAAAATACGATCTACCACTTCATAATCAGCCTTGATAGTGAACTCTTTGTACGCTTGATTGGATTTCAATTCATACAAGAAAACAATTTCTTTAGGGGCTGCAGCGCCAAACATACGCTTAGACAACTCTAGATACATCTGTCCTTGTAGTAAGTGACCTCTAAATGGACGACGAATATTTTTCCACGCTTTATTAAGATCACCATCGGCATCATACAGGAGATCTGGTGCTTCAAATCTCAGCGTTCCTTCACCAATCGATTTGATCTCAATTAAGAAGTCATCACCTAGATTTTTTACCCAGCCATCAGTATGTCCAGCAATTCTTAACGTGGGATCAAGCATCTTGACTTCGTCATAACGCAATGTTGTGCACTTGCAGTGCTCACACTCTGCAGGTGATAGGCCAGAAGTAATCTTCTTGCAGTTAATGCACTTGAAGTCCCCCCAGAGATTGCCCATCTCATAGATACGGTTCTGCCATTTTTCGTGAATGAAATGGCCCTCATCAAAGATGTTCTGCAATGTCAGTCCTGGGTTCTTCTCCATCTTCTTTCCACCAGTAAGTAGGTAGTAAGAGTATCGGTGACAGAAGTCTGCCTTGATCATCTCTGATGGGTGAAGTACTAAAGTGCTTCGATCTCCTGGTGCCTTCTTCATAAGGTGTCGTTCTATATGACCAGTAAGACGGCTATCTGTCTTCTTAGTATCTAAATACTTTTGAAAGTCTGTCTTTGAAGGCATTAGTAATCCTTGTCTATACTGAAGATAAACTCTTCTAGGGTCTGTTGGGTTTTTTTATTCTTCTTAAGTTTTTGCCACTTTCTCATTAAAGCATTTCTTTCTCGGTGACTAAGTCCTCCCCATATCCCATGAGGTTCGTCTCGTCTGACGGCATCCCACAAACACTCTGCTCGTACTGGGCAAGGGTTCTTTCCTGTTTCACCAAAACAAAATGCTTTTGCTTTGTT